TGGCCGCCGATGGCCATTGGTGGATATGCGATCTTGATCGGGCTTTGTCCGATCAGGCGACGCCAGCGCGCATGCGCGCCGATGTCAACTCAGGAGACGACACGCACCCCAGCGAAGCAGGGATCGAGGTCGAGGCGCAAGTGCTGGCCGCGGTATTACGCCGCATCCTTGAGCGTCCGGCGGACTAATGGCGGACGAGACGACATTCCACACCAGCGAGGCCAGCGCCAAGCGCCGCGCCGATGCCGGCACCTATGCCCGCATCTTCGAGGACAACCCCGACGGCGTGGCGATCCTTGAGGCGCTACAGTCGCGCTTTTGCCGTAAGATTTGGCACCCCGGCGGCCAGGACGGCGCCCGCGCGACCGACTACGCAAACGGTCAATTTTCAGTGATCAACTTTATCAACGCGCAGATCAACATCGCGCACGGCGTGGGAGATCCGAACGATGACGGCTGAAGTAGCAGGCACCTTTGCCAATGGTCAGAGCGTAGGCGTGGGGATCCGCGGCGACGTGCTCGTGATCCCGTCGGGCTATACCTCGATGCAGTTGACCCTCGGCGGCTCGATCGATGCGTCGAACACGGTCAAGACCCGCAAGAGCACCAACGGCGGGCAAACGTGGGCCGATCAGACAACCTACAACAGCGCCCAGACCGACACGGCCGTGACCGTCGCGCATGGCGAGCAATGGGTGCTCGAAACCGTGGCGGGCCAGGCGAGCAAGCAGATCACCTATCGCATGGAATGCGACGGCTGATCAGAAACCGGAGACCCTGATCAATGTTCAAGCGATACGCGATCATCGAGGACGAAGCCGGCGCGGGCGATCTCGGCGGCGGCGGGCCAGCAGACCCACCCGCCGCACCGCCTCCCGCTGATCCCCCGGCGGGCGATCCGCCCGCGCCGGCCGCCCCGCCAGCTGCGCCGCGCTCGTCTCTCGCCGCGATGGCCGCCGAGTTGGCGGGCGACCCGCCGCCGGCCGGTGATCCTCCCGCTGGCGATCCGCCGGCGCCTGCCGCTGACGGCCGGCCGGACTGGTGCGAGGAAAAATTTTGGAACGCCGAGACCAAGGAAGTGCGGGCCGACGCGCTCGCCAAGTCCTACACCGAACTGCAAAAGCGGTTTAAGGGCGGCGTCGACCTACCACCGAAAGAGCCCGGCGAGTATGCCGTCGAGCCCGTCGAGGGCGAAACCTGGAACCTCACACCGGAAGCGGCCAAGCCCTTTCAGGAGTGGGCGCACGAACTAGGCTTGAACAACAAGCAATACAACGCCTTCCTGCGCGAGCATCTAAGCGGCGTTACCGAGGCCGCCGACGGCGCGGTCGAGTCGTTCGTCGCGCGCCAGGTATCCGACACGCACGCGGCGCTGGTCGCCGAGCATGGCGGCGAAGCCGGCGCCAAGCGCATCAAGGCCGAATACTTCCGGGCCTTTCAGGCATTCGCTACGCCCGAGGAAATGGCCACGATCGAAGCCATCCCCGACAACCCGGCGATCATCAACGTCATGGCCCGCGTGTGGGGGGCGATGAAGGAAGGCAAGCCGCCGAATGCGAGCGCGCCCGTCGACGGCTTCGACACGCTGACGCAGGAGATCAACACGCTTTACAAGACGCCCGCCGGGGCGCTCATGAATGGCGACCACCCCGAGCACGCCGCCGCCGTCGCCAAGCGCGACAAGTGGCTGGCCGAGTGCGCCGCGCGCGGCATTCGCGATACGGTCTCCTATCGCCGGGACAAGCTCGGCGCCTGATCCCTGGGCGGGCCAAGCCCGGCGGTAAACCATCATCCGCCGCCGGGCTTGGCATTTTCCGCCAACCTGTTCTAATCTATCCCCAGCGGCCAACCTGAAAGGGCCCGCGCTCTAGACCCATCACGCCACGCAAGGCGGCCCGCTGCATAGCGGCCAACCGACAAGCCGGCACGCTTCAAACCGTGTTCGCATCATCGGAGGCCGCGCCATGTCGCAGCAGATCAGCGAAAACTTCGTACAGGCTTACTCGAATACTTTCTACGAAACCGGGCAGCAAATGACCGCCCGCTTTGCCCCGTTCGTTGTGAATGCGGGCGGCATCGTCGGTGCATCCAAGGCCATGGAGCGCGTCGGCAAGGTCCATGCGTATGACATCACCAGCCGCCACGCTGATACCAAGTATGTCGAGACGCCGCACTCGCGTCGCTGGCTCGACCTGACCGACAAGGGCGCCGCCGAACTCGTCGACGAAATGGACGAGATCCGCCTGCTGGCCGATCCGAAGTCGAAGTATCCCAAGATCATGGTTCAGGCGCTCAACCGCGCGAAAGATGATGTGATCTATGCGGCCATCCGTGGCACCGCCCGCACCGGCGGCGGCACGCAGGTTCTCCCGTCCGCGCAGAAGATTGCGGAAGGCGGCACCGGCTTGACCCTGGCGAAACTCTTGACCGCGAAGGAATTGCTCGACGCGGCCGAGATTGAGGCCGACGAGGGCCAGGACGCCACCGGCCAGGGCCCGACCCCGAGCCGCGTGATCGCCTGCTCGTCCAAGCAGCTGACGAACCTTTACGGCACCACCGAGATCAAGAACATCGATTACAACAGCGTCAAGGCGCTGGCGGAAGGTCAGATCAATACCTTCCTCGGTTTTCGATTCATTCGCTCGGAGCGCCTTGCGAAGTCCGGCACGACTCGCTATGCGGTTGCCTGGTGCAAGCCGGCGGTTGCACTCGGCATCGGCAAGGACATCGTGACCAGCATCGACACGCTCCCGACCAAGAATTACAGCGTTCAGGTCTACGCGCGCATGTCGATTGGTGCGGTGCGCCTCGAGGATGAGGGCGTCGTCGAAATCGGCTGCTTCGAGTAAGAATCACAGCGGCGCAGGCTTAGCCTCGCCGCCCATGAGGACAAGCACACATGGCAAATTTTAACGCTTCTGTTATCAACCGCTCGATCGCCGCGCCGCCGCAGAAAAGCCGCGTTGATCAGTACCACGGCCGGCTCCGTATGTGGATGTCGGTCTACCAGGCGCCGGCATCCGGCACCACCCCGGCCATTGCCGATAGAATCATCTGGGGCCAGCTGCCGCTGGGCGCCAATATCCTGCCGCACCTGGGGCAGTTGGCGTGCAACGCCGGCACGGCGTCGAGCACCCTCACCGTCGGCGACAACATGCTGGCCACGCGCCACCTGGCCGCAAGCTCGGTCGCCGCGGCCGCCGTGCTCACGCTCGGCATCGCCTCGCCGTTCTCGACCTTGGTCAAAGCCTCCACGATGAACACCGTGTCAGGCAGTTTCCAGCTGACCACCGCGCTCGGCGTCGGTGCGGCATCGGTGGGCGATCTGTGCGTCGGGACGGGCATCCCGCTGGCGTCCTATGTGACGGCCGTCGATGTGGTCAACCGTACCGTGACTTTCGGCAACCTCGCGAATGCGCCGGCGACGGCCAGCGCGGCGGTCCCCGTGACCTTCACCGGTTACCCCTGGCGCATCTCGGACAACTCGGCCAACGCCGACAACCTGTATGTGTCCACCACCGACGACGCGACCTTGATCAGCGTCGTGGCGGGCGCGCAGATTGCCAACAATCAGATCATCCGGCTGATGATGCCTTACGTGATGGACTAACACAGGGTCTCTCCCCTGGGATACTCTAGCCCGGCCAAGTGCCGGGCTTTTTTTTGAGGGCAATCGATGGCCACGTCAGAGATCCAGATCTGCAGCAATGCGCGCCTCATGCTCGGCGCCTCGACAATCAATGCCTTTTCGGAGGACTCAAGCGGCCTTTGCGCGAACCTCTGGGACACCTGCCGGCAAGCGACCCTGCGCATGGCCAATTGGTCAGCCGCCCGCAAGCGCACGACACTGGCGCCGCTGGCCGTTACCGTCGCCGGGCAAGACTGGACCTATGCGCTACAGCTGCCATCCGACTGGCTGCGCACGATCGGCCTCGGCGACCGCACCGCACCGATCGACTATGAGAAGGAGGGGCGCCTGCTGCTGTGCAATGACGCCGCGCCGGTGCTGCGCTACGTCTACGACAATCAGGACGTACCATCGTGGGATGCGCTGCTGACCGAGGCGTGCACCGTGCATATGGCGTGGCTGCTGGCCTACCCGATCACCGGCAGCAACACCAAGGCCGACGCACTCGCCTCGCAGCTGACTTCCCTATTGAAGCTCGCGCGCGGCGTCAACGCCTCCGAGGAACCGGGCGAGACGATGGGCGACCGCCCGCTGCTGACTTCCCGCTATGGCGGCGCTAATGGCACGCACTGAAACCACGCAAAGCGCCTTCGCCGCCGGTGAGTGGTCGCCGCTCATGCTCGGCCGTACCGATCTGCCGCGCTTCCAACAGTGCTGCACCGAGCTTGAAAACGCCCTAGTGCTCATTCAGGGCGGCGCGACGCGGCGCTGGGGAACGCGCTACATCGCGCCGGCCAAGTTCCCCGACAAGCAAGTGCGCCTGATGGCGTTTCGCTTCTCCGTGACGCAAGCGTACGTGCTGGAACTCGGCGATCTCTATGCCCGGTTTTATACGCAATCCTCCCGCATCGAGTCGCCGCCCGGCACGCCGATCGAAGCGGTCACGCCGTGGACCGAGGCCATGCTGCCCGATCTTGAGTGGGTGCAGTACGGCGACA